ACTGGAAGTGTCTACACAGTGCGCATAGCTACATTGCGGCGTGTATCAATCAACCCGTGAAGCAGTACGCATAGATGCAAATGTTCCACGTGGATCAAAACTGTATATACACCAACTCTGCCTCAGCCGTAGCTGACTGCATATGCGTTGATATATGTTCGGAAGGTAACAGCCGAAATAGTCGGTAAATCCTGGAGCGAACAAGCCCGTCAGGGACTCGCAGAATCAATGCATTGCTGGAAGTTTCATGGCCGCGCCCGTCGGTAATCAATTCGCGCGCAAGGCCAAGATATGGGAGCAGGCATTGAAGCGAGCTCTAGCCAGGTACTCTGGCGAAACTGTGGATGCCGGCTTGGACCGACTTGCGGATCGCATGGTCAAGGCTGCAATGGAGACTGACGATCATTCAGCAGCCGCTCTGATTGCTGAGAAGATCGGTGATCGAATGGACGGCAAGCCAGCCCAAGCCATAGTGGGTGATGACGATTACGCCCCAGTGCGTGTAGAGAAGATCGAGCGCACCGTTGTCCACGCTCCAAATCCCGACAGCTGAAGTCTTTGTTCCGCTCATTGCGCCGAATCGTTACAAGGGCGCGTGGGGCGGTAGAGGTGGAGGCAAGAGCCACTTCTTCGGTGAAAAGCTGATCGATGATTCACTGGCAGAGCCAGGTGACTATGGCGAGGGGTTAAGATCGGTCTGTATCCGTGAGGTGCAGAAGGATCTGGCCCAGTCTTCCAAGTTACTAGTCGAGAGCAAGCTCACCAGCATGGGACTGGGAGAGCCTGACGGATTCAAGGTCTACAAGGACGTAATCCGTACCCCCGGAGATGGAATCATCATCTTCAAGGGGATGAATGATTACTCTGCTGACTCGATCAAATCCCTGGAAGGCTTCAAGCGGGCCTGGTGGGAAGAGGCCCAGACCGCGACCAAGCATTCGCTGAATCTGCTGTTGCCGACCATTCGCTTGGACGGATCAGAGAAGTGGTTCAGCTGGAATCCGCGCAGGAAGACTGATCCGGTAGACGTACTGCTGAGAGGCCCGATGCCCCCTCAAGGCGCGGTAGTCGTCAAATCCAACTGGAACAGCAATCCGTGGTTCACCCGCGAGATGGAGCTGGAGCGCCAGGACTGTCTGAGACGCCAGCCAGAGCAATACGACCATATCTGGGAAGGCGGATACGTCACCCAACTTGAGGGCGCGTACTACGCCATCTCACTGCTGGATGCCAAGCGCAACAATCGCATTGGCAGGGTATCGCAAGACCCATTGATGACTCACCGACTGTTCTTCGATATCGGGGGAACAGGGGCTAGGGCTGACGCTGTAGCGATATGGGCCGCGCAATTCATTGGCAAAGAGATCCGGGCCCTGAACTATTACGAGGCCGTAGGCCAGCCATTAGCCACGCACTTGGAGTGGATGCGTGAGCAGGGCTATGGACCCAAGAAAGCGCAGATCTGGCTCCCCCATGATGGGGATACGACTGACAAGGTTCACAACGTCAGTTATGCATCAGCCTTGAAGGATGCGGGATACGACGTACAGGTCGTGCCAAATCAGGGGCTGGGGGCTGCGAAGAAGCGCATCGAGGCTGGTCGCAGGTATTTCCCGTCGATCTGGTTCAACGAATCCACCACGCAGGGTGGGCTTGACGCATTGGGCTGGTATCACGAGAAGAAAGATGATGCCAGGCAGATGGGGTTAGGCCCTGAGCATGATTGGTCAAGTCATGGGGCTGATGCATTCGGCCTGATGTGTATCGCCGCAGAGCGGATCTTCAATGAGTCTTCCGGCTGGGGCGGGAAGATCAAGTACGACAATCGAGGCATTGTATGAAGCTGCTATTGCTGCTGCTGGCAGGCCCAGTGCTGGCCGCAGATATCACCAGCACGCGCGTCAGCTCAGGCGATTGGCAGACCCAGGACGCCAACGGGGTGAAGCTGCAGGACTATGCCCGGCAGGACACGGCGATAGTCGGGTGCATCAATACCCCGGCCTGCGTATTCATTGTGGGCGGCAAGTACAAGATCACCAAGGCGACGGTTACGCCGCCGCCTGTAATGGGTTCCATACCGCTGCTGTGGTCGGCTCCCACGCTGAACACGGACGGCAGCGCGATCTCAGCTTCGATCACCTACAACGTCTATCACGGCATTTCGGCTACGGCATTGACCGACAAAGTGACAGTGAATGGGCTGTCGTACAACTACGGCAACTTGGCTTCTGGCACGCACTACTTCGCGGTGTCGGCAGTTGTGGGCGGGATTGAATCTCAGCGCTCCAATGTGGGCAGCGCGGTGATCCCGTGAAGAGCCGATCCAAAGCTACCGGCAAGGTTCATTGCGAACCTGTCGTGATGGCGAGATATCCGCAGGGGTGTTCGCGGATGGAGCTGTATCTGTTTGGTCGCTGGTATCGCGTGAGCGGGAAAGCTCTGTAGCGAATGGGGTTGATTATCAGAGCAGTCAGGGCAGTGCAGGCCCCGACCGTTCCGTCCTATATCAGCTCGATGTCGGACTTTCAGGTGCGGTCATTGACTGGCACCTATGCGCCGACGAACGGTAGTTCGACGCTCAATGCGCTGTTGTCTTCGACGTGGAATGATTTTCCGACGGAGAACAACACCGACATTATGCGGCCGTGGTGCGGTGGGCCGAAAATGCCGACCGGGACCAAGGCATGGGTGCATGGTGGCGGGCACACGGACTCAGCCAATAACGCAATTGTCAGTTTCGACTTTGCCGGAACGACCAAGCCAACAGGCTGGGCTATCGAAAACGCGGGGGATACCTCGCATCCGGCAGATTTCACGGTAGGCACGACTGGAAAGCCGATCTCCGTCCATACCTACGACGGTATGTGCTACCTGAATGGGAAAATCTACCGTTTGGGTGGATCACCCTATCCGGACGGCTCTCCTTTCAGCAATCAGTTCCTGTCGCTGCAGGTCGCCTCTCCGGGATCTGATTGGACTCGATTGCCAGACTGGCCAGGCGGGGGATTTGGCGGAATGGCTATCGCCAATGAATCCGCGAACAAGATCCTGGTTCTGGAGAGGCAGAACTTCGATTTCGCCTATGCGTTCTACCGTGCTGGGTCGAACGACTGGAGCGCGAAAAAGAACGTAGCCACCCAGTGGCTTGATTACGGTGGGTTAGCCATTGATACGACCACAGGAAATTGTCTGTGTGTCGGTGGTGACAACGGTTTAGGAACCACGGCATTCAGTGTTGTTCCTGACTGGTCTGCGGAAACGATTACCCAGACTGCAAAGTCCATTGCTGGAATAGCGGGTGGTTGTTCGCACTACTACGACCCGACGAAGGACTGCTTCTGGGCGTACGGCGGTGAGGGTGACAGCTCCACCATCTACGAGATCAACAAGACGACCTTCGGCGTCACGTCCCATGCATTGACGGGGGATGCGATTACGCCGGAGTCACCCAACTCACGGGGTCACTTTGGGCGCGGGGTATTCATGAACAGCTACCGCGCAATTGGCTCTGTGGCGAGTCGTACTCAGCCTGCTTACGTGATCAAACTGCCGAACTAATGGCCTACACGCTCAAATCGTCCGGCATCGCGACGAATCTGGTCGTCTGTGTCGGCGTGGATGAAGACGGGACCACGATCAAGGATTTTGTTGGCAGTACCATCACATTGGGTACTGGTGTTGCGGCTTCTGTAGCCACGGGATCGTGGAAGGGAACATCACGGAATTATTTCGCTACGACAGCCAACGGGACGTTCGGATTCTTCGGTGTTACGTGGTCTTCTGCCCCATCCATTAGTGATGGCGATGCAGACGGCTTGTCAGTATGGATGGCGGTTCACGGGGCCAGTGCCAATAGCGCTCAGGTTCCTTACTGCGTCATTGATACATCCGCCTCGAACACCAAAGGCATGGCCCGCGTCACTGGAACCGGAAAGGCCAAGTACGACGTGGGCGGTGGTACCACAGCGATTTCCACCACGACCATTCCCACGGATGGAACGACCAAGTTTTCGCTGGGCACGACATATCGCAATAGCGTATCCAGCACCGTCCTGTACGGACTGGAATCCGGAAGCCTAGCTCTAGAAGCGACCCAGGGAAGTGACGGCGGCTTCGGTGGTGCAAATGGTGTTTACACCATCGGTGGCGCGACGGGGCAGGGCAACTCACCGATCAAGCCCTATTTGTTCTGCGTATTCAACAAGATCCTGACGACAGCAGAGATGCAGTCACTGCACGGCAATGGCACGGATGATTGGTTTTCCACATTGTTCAATGCGGGCGGCGGGGCTTCGATAGTGGGGCAGCCGGTCTTTGCAGCTCCGATCTTCAACAGCAGGGTAATTCGATAATGGGCCGCTATCTTGGAAGCTGGAAGCTGGAGGATATTATCTATCCTACAGTCCAGACTTCTTCATTCACGCTGGGTTCGGCTGCCGATGCGGAATCCGTGCCGACGTGGCGCATGTATGAAGACAATACGACGACCCCTGTCACCACTGGGTCATTCACCACGCTGAATTCCATGGCTGGGTTCTATGTCGCTGCGATCACCCTTGCGGCGGCCATAGGCTATGAGAAGGGCAAGAACTACAGCCTTCGGGTAGCCGCTACGGTCAATGGCGTGATTGGTGCCGATGTTCACAATCTGCAGATTGAAGCAGAGGTGGATTCCAACTCAGTTTCGGTCACGGTTAATGCCAACGTATCTAGCATCACCGCTGGTGCGATCAGTGCTGGTGCAATTACCGATGGTGCGTTCACCTCTCCGAAGTTCGGAGCGGGATTCATCACCGCAGGGTCAATCACGGACGGTGCTTTGACCTCGCCCAAGTTTGGCGCAGGGTTTATCACAGCTGGATCGTTCTCGGGTAACGCTCTGGCGGGGATGGCGGTAACCGTCGGTGCCACTTCTGCATCGGCCATTGCTGTCAAGGTATGGGACGAGCCTAAAGTCGGGCACGTCACGGCTGATACGTATGGGGAATACCTGGATGCCACGGTATCTGGCATTAGCGGTGGTTCGGGGGATACCACGGTAAGCCCGACTGCCGCCGCAGCCATTGCGGTAGCGGTGTGGTCTGAAACCGCCAACAAGTATACCACCGCAGGCAGCATGGGATATCTGCTTGCCGATGCCCAATCGCTGGGAGCTATTACTGCCGCCATAGCTGCTGCGGTAACGGCCAACAGCATTGGAGCTGTAACCGTAGGCGCTACGGCTGCCGCAGCCATTGCCAATCGCGTCACGGCCGGAAGCATTGGGGCAGTGACTGTCGGAGCGACATCGATCTCTGCTGCGGCTGTAGCAGTGTGGGATGAGCCAAAGGCAGGCCATGTGACGGCCGATACCTATGGTGAATACCTGGATAGCACCACAGGTGCGATCAAGGCCGAGACTGCTGCGATCAAGGCGAAGACGGATCTGATCTTTGCTGGAACTACGGGTTCGCTGAAGTGTGACGTGAAGTACGTCAATGGTGTGAGTGTGACGGGTAACGGACAAACCGGCACGGAATGGGGTCCAGGTACGTAAGTGGCCGCTGATACCTGGGGCCTATCCTGGAAGGGAACCACCGGGGCGTGGCTTGCCTCGTGGGCTTCCACATTCGTTCCTCCTGTCGTTGTCACACCGACACAAACACCTGCCGGAAGACCACATAAGCGAAGGCTGTTTGTTGAGGTAGACGGACAGATCTTCATTGTCGAGAACGAGGCCCACGGCAGGGCAATCCTGGAGCGCGCTGCGGAGTTGGCAGAGAAAGCCGCCAGACAGCAGGCTGAAGAGGTCGTTGACAAGCGCCTAGCCAAGAGCCGGGTACGAATCGTACAGCCGGTACAGATCGCCCGTCCTGTCATCGCTACCAGCCTTGATATCGATCTGGAGCCGTTCCGCAGGCGCATTGCAAAAGCTTACGAAGAGGCCGCGAACCTGGCCGAGATGCGTTTGATGTTGGAGCGTCAGTTGGCCTTGGAAGACGAGGAAGAAGCAATCCTTCTGTTGATGTAATGGATCTAGACAATCTCTATAACGCCATCGAGCGCGAATCGCAGGCTGCCGAAAATGGCGACCTGTCCGAAGAGCGCGCGGCTGCGATTGACGCCTATTACGGGCGCAATACGTCGCCAGCTCCAGATGGAAGATCGCAGGTTGTCGATAGAACGGTCTATGAAACCATCCAGTGGATGCTTCCATCCCTGTCGCGCATCTTCGCCAATGGCGACAACGTGGTGGATATCCCTCCTATTGGTCCGGAGGATGAGAAGGGCGCGAAGCAGGAATCCCAATACCTGAACTATCTGGCGTTGCAGAAGAACAATTGGTTCCAGGTATTTACTACTGGGGCTAAAGACGCGCTTCTGACCAAGACCGGCTACCTGTATTGCTATCGAGAGAAGCATAGACAGGTCGAGCTTGAGAAGTATGAGAGGCAGACCCAGACCGGCATTGCCCTGATCATGCAGGACAAACCGGAGGTGATCTCGGTCAAGGAATATCAAGACGAGGATTCACAGCCTCAGCCAGTCATCGATCCGGCCACCGGACAGCCTGCCATCGGACCTGACGGACAGCCTCTGACGCAGCCGGTCATGCTGTATGACATCGAGATCCGCCGGGTCAAGGAAGAGGTGTCCTACTGCATTGAGGCATTGCCTCCTGAACGCTGCAAGGTCAGCCAGCGTCACAACAAGGTCCAGCTATCGGGCTGTCCGTACTTTGAATACTTCGATTGGGTGTCGTTGTCGGACCTGAGAAAGGACGGCTACGAGATCCCGGACGATGTAGAGCTCGGGGATGATCCTTATGCGACCAGCGAGGATACGGCCCGCGATCAGTTCAATACGAGTTATGAGGATGACTACCTAGATTCAACCAGGAAGCGAGCGCTAACCCGCTATGTATGGATTCAGTACGACGCGGACGATGATGGAATCAGCGAGCTGAATTTCTGCGTTGTAGTCGGCAAGAAGGTTGTCTATAGGGAAGAGTGCAACGAAATCCCCGTAGGGGTGCTGTGCCCTGATCCTGTGCCTCATCGGCATATCGGATTGTGTCCTGCGGATACGACGGCCGATATTCAGGGCATCAAGACTGCGGTATGGAGACAGGGGCTGGATAACCTGTACCTGGCCAACAATCCCCGCACGTTTGCTGATCCTTCCATGGTGAACCTGGATGACCTTCTGGTCAGCCGTCCGGGTGGGATTGTCAGGGGCAAACCTGGTGCAGTATTCGGCCAGTCTGTTGCGCCATTTCCTATGCCGTTTGTGTTCCCTCAAGCCGTGGAGGCTCTTGGCTTCCTGGAGCAGGTGACCGAGGGACGTACTGGAGTTAATCGGTATTTTCAGGGCACTGATCAGAACGCGCTGAATCAAACGGCCCACGGAATACAGCAGCTGTCCTCAATGGCCGCTCAGCGGGTGGAGGAGATCGCAAGGCACTTCTCCAACGGCATCGAGCATCTATTTCGGGTGCTGCATGCGCTGGTGTTGAAGGGTGGTCATCGCTCTGAGTCCTTGAAGCTCGGCGGGGAATGGGTCGATATCGATCCGTCCACTTGGCGGCGTCGTACCGATTTTCGCATCACAGTTGGGTATGCGGCGGGGAACAAGGATGCGCTAATCAGTCGATTGATGATGATCGCGAGCATGCAGGAAAAGGCTGCTGTGGGTGGGCTCCCCATTGTTCAGCCCAAGAACTTCTACGAAACCGCTATAGAGCTGACCAAGGCTTCTGACTTTTCGCTGCCGGATAGATTCTGGACCGATCCTGCCCAAGCTCCCAAGCAATCGCCTCCACAACCGGATGTCACGGTAATGGCGGCAGAGCAGCTCAAGGCGCAGACCGCCATTCAGACCAAGCAGGCGGACATCGAGAAGGAAAAGGTCATTACCGCTGCAGAACAGCAGATCAAGAAATACATCGCTGACTTGCAGTCTCAGACCCAGCTCGAATTGGAGCGGATGCGAAGCGAGCATAACGCCGAGATCGAGCGCTTCCGGGTGCATTCCGGGAATGAGTCCAAGAATCTGGATACGCAGCACCAGTTCATGCTCGAAACGCATCGCTCTAGACTTAATGCGACGCCAGCCTTGGCCGCATCAGAGCAGGCGCAAAAGGTTGTAGACAGCGCATCGCAGAAGATGACCGATGATCTGCACGAGGCGCTGGAGTCCGTCAAGGGTGCATTGGAAATCCTGGTCAACTCCAGGAAACAGATCCGCCGTGGCAAGGACGGTAGAGCCGAAGGGGTTGACGTACTTGCTCCTGATGGAACGCTGATTGCCTCTCATTCCGTGCAGCGCGGCAATGACGGCCGGGTCATCGGAACGTGACTTTAGAGGCCGATGTTATCGAGGGCCGCAAAGCCCAAGCGCTCCTTGAAGACCCCACGCTGAAGAAAGCCTTTGATGACGTGGACACAGCGATTGTGGATCGCTGGAAGGCTGCTCCACTTCGCGATGCGGATGGGGCTCATGAATTGAAGTTGATGCACAAACTCCTGTGGGACGTTTGGGCAAATCTTGAGTTGTCGGTATCCAACGGAAAGTTGGCTGCCGAGGAGCTCAAGCGCAGCAAGGAAAAGCCTACCCGATGGTGGGCGATTAATCAGAGGTAGACATGAGCGAACAAGCCGCAGTAGCGGACTCGCCAATTGAAGATCGGGTATCGTCCGCTCTCTTTGGCGACCCGATCACCAAACAGATCCCCAAGCCTGTAAATCCGGTTCAGCAACCAGTACAGGAAGCTCAGCCGGAAGCGCCGGAAGAGGCTCAATCTGAAGTGTCGGAAGACACTCCGGAGCAAACGGAATCGCCTCAATTCGAGGAGGTTGAGTATGAGGGGGAGAAGTATCAAGTCCCTCCGAAGCTCAAGGAGGCCATCATCCGCCATGCGGATTACACAAAGAAGACCCAGGAGGTCTCCTCTCGTGCCAAGGCCCTGGAGCACAAGGAACAGCAGATCCATGCTTATGGACTGCAGCAGGAGTTCAACAAGGTCGCTGAACCGTTAGCCCGAGAGCTGATGGAGATCGATAGCCAGTTGAAGGTCTACGACCAGGTGAACTGGCGCGAAGTGCCTGCTGATGAGCGCTCGCTGCACATGCTGGAGATGTCGCGGCTGGAGAAGCTCAAGAGCGCTAAAGAGGGCGAGATCGAGAGCAAGCGCAAAGAATTTGACGCGAAGTTTCAGGAACAAGTTCGAGGCCTTCAAGACAAGGCGCAGAAACTCCTGAAAGAGCGCATTCCGCAGTGGAATGAAACCACTGCCAAGGAGACCCGTGACTGGGCGATCTCCAATGGGTTCACGGAGCAGGAAATCTCCTCCATCCATGACCCGAGACATGCCGAAGTTCTGTGGAAGGCCTATCAGTTCGACAAAGCCAAGCAAGCAGCCCAACCGGCTGTCGCTCAGGCGAAGTCAGCCAAGGTCGGGGCGACCAACCCCATGCCGCAGGATGTTCGGAACAAGCTGAACTTTCGCAAGGCGATAGCCAAGACCGAGAACGACCCACGGGCACGTAAACAGGTCGTGGAGGATCGCATTGCGAGCATTTTTGGGAAAAGGTAATGGCACAAGTAACCGGTACAACCTGGACTAACTCGATTGCCTCGTCGCTGACGATGGCAACCAACGTCCGGGAAGATCTGGAGGATGTGATCTTCCTCCTGGACCCGATGGATACCTGGGCGCTGTCCAATCTGGATCGCGTCGAGGCCTCGGGTGTCTATCACGAGTGGCTGTCTGATTCACTGGCGGCTCCTGCGACCAATGCGCAGATTGAAGGCGCGGATGTGGCCTTCACTACTGCCTCTCCGGCGCGTCGTCTGGGTAACTGGACGCAGATTGCCTTCAAGCAGTTTGCGGTATCGGACACCCTGGAAGCGGTCGAGAAGGCCGGTCGCAAGAGCGAGCGTTCGCGTCTGGGAATGAAGCTGCTGAAGGAGCTCAAGCGCGATGTGGAAAACGCGCTGGTGGGCGCTCAGGGCTCATCGGGCGGCGCAGGTGGTGCTCAGGGCGGCACTGCGACTGCCCGTTCATCGGCCGGCATGGAGGCATGGATTGGCAACGGCACTACGACTCTGACGCAGAACGAGGCGTCGAACGTCGTATCGGCCACGACCAATTCTGCCAACGCGACTTCGCCGGGCTTTGCAACCGGTGCGGTAGCGGCTCCGACTGACGGCACCACGGGTGCCCTGACGGAAGGGCAGCTCAAGGCCGCTCTGCAGGGCGCATGGGAAGACGGCGGTGACCCGCGCATCATTCTCGTGGGTGCTGCGCAGAAGAAGGTCATTGACAGCTTTACTGGTGTGGCAACGCGCATGGTGGATTCTGCCCCGAACAAGCAGGCCACGATCATCGGCGCGGCCAACATGTACGTATCGAGCTTCGGCTCGCCGCACATGGTGGTGCTGAGCCGGTATGTTCGCGCATCGGTGGTTCTGTGTATCGATCCGGACTACTGGGCTGTGGCATTCCTGCGAGGCTTCAAGTCGCAGCCACTGGCCAAGACCGGTGAGGCCGAGAAACAGCTGATCTCCACGGAGTTCACGTTGGTATCGCGTAATAACGCTGCCAACGCCAAGGTGGTTAGCTGCGCGTGATTGTGATTGTCGGTCACGGGCCTTCAATCCTTTCTGGATTGGGGTCCGTGATCGACTCTCATACGGTGGTCAGGCTGAAGTTCGCACTGAGGCCTGACCCTTTTCACTGGGGCACAAGGACGGATTACGTCTTCGCCCGTGAGAAGAAGTTCGACAGTTCAAGAGTGCCATTCCTGCTTTATGACGGCGGTATGGAATGGAAGGCTCAGAAGAAGCCCTCTACAGGGTTATGTGCGATCTATCAGGTCGCCAAGTTGTTCAAGCCGCCGCAGATTCTGCTGATCGGATTCGACAGTTTATTGAATCCATCCAGCAATGCGAAATTCCTGCAGGACGCTCAAGCAGAGCACGAGTATCTGAAAGCGTCAGGCCTCACGTTAGTTGACCTGAGAGAAGCAAATGGCAGCAAGTAGAAAGTTCATCGCGGCGGCCTCTGCTGCGGTTACGGCCACCGGCAATAATGGCTCTATTACGGTTCCAGATCGTGCCGTAGGCGTCCATCTGGTACTGGATATCACAGCAGTGTCGGGAACCAATCCTACCCTAGACGTTAAATTGCAGCGCTATGACCCGGCATCGGCCAAGTGGGTAGATCTGACCAGCGCTGCGTGGGCACAGAAGACCGGAACCGGAACCAGCGATCTGACGGTTTATCCAGGCATTGCGGAGACCGCCAACCTCTCGGTTAGCGATGTGATCGCAGAGGAACTGCGCATTGTCTGGACCATCGGCGGAACTGCCACTCCCACGTTTACGTTCAGCATCGGCGGAACCTGGATTCCGTAATGGCCAAGTTTGTTGACATCAACGACTCCAACGGAGTGGCGACCTACGAAGATTCCTATGACGGCCACATCCAGCTGCACTATCGGCAGGATATAGAGCCGATCCTGGAGACCGCCAAAGAGGAGCGCATCAACGGTCTCACGGATCACGGGATCAAGAATGACATGTGGCTGTACGCCCGCATTCCTCCCGTAGTAATTCTGGAGCTTCGGTTCAAGTATGGCGTGGACATCTTCAAGCGCGATCACATGAAGAAGGCCATGTATCTGATCAATACCGAATATCCGCACCTGAAGACGACTGAAAAGACCCATACGCTGCGCCACTGAGGAACCATGGCCCAAGTTATAGAGCTCAAGCCCGATGAACAGAACGAAACCGTCCGACGCGCCCAGAAAGCTTATGTAGCGGGGGATTACGCCAAGTCAGGCGCAATTGCCGAGACGTATCTGATGGAGCATCCAGACGATGCCCAGGCATTGACTATCCTTGCGGCTTGTTTGAAGCAGGGGAACAGAACCGCCATTGGCTATCATCTTGCCAGGCGGGCAACGGAATTGAGGCCGGATCGTTCGGAGACGTGGGTATCTCTCGGGCACATGGCCCAGAACCTGTGGCTGATGGATGAGGCGCAGAGCTGCTATAGAAAGGCGCTTCAAAGAGCCCAGACCAAGGGACAGCAGGGCCTCTACAACAACAATATCGGAAGTTTGCACCTGGATTTAGGGCAGTTCTCCAAGGCCGAGGAGTACATAGACAAGTCGCTCGCCCTTGCTCCAAACGACAGCAATACGCGCCACAACAAAGGGTTGTGCCTCTTGGCACGTAGAGAATGGGGTGAGGCGTGGCAGTGGTATAGCGCCTCCATTGGCTCATCGTGCCGGGCCGAGTTTCGCTACGGCAAGGAACCTGTTTGGGATGGAAAGCCTGGCGGGACGCTGGTGATCTATGGTGAGCAGGGATTGGGCGATGAGGTCTGTGCGGCCTCGGTCGTTCATGATATCGCGCGCGATCAGGAGACTGCTGGTGGAAGATTGATTCTCGACTGCGATAAGCGTCTTGAGAATCTCTTCCGCCGATCCTTCCCCAACGTCACGGTACATGGAACACGATGGGAGAAGTCGCTCTCATGGCCGGAAGCTGATCGAGGCATTACTGCATCGATTGCATGCTTTGAGGTTCTCAAGCACTACCGCAAGAAGGCCGAGGACTTCCCTGGCACTGCGTACCTGACTCCATGCCCGGATCGCACTGAGATGTGGAAGCAGAAGTTCTCTGGCAAACCCACCATCGGTATCGCCTGGACTGGTGGGACATGGAAGAACGCTGGGAGTTTCCGTCAGCTTCCTTTGGACAAGTGGAAGCCTATCTTTGATGCGGTGGATGCGAACTGGGTCTCTCTGCAGTACAGGGACGCATCGGACGACATCAAGGGAACACCGGTCAAACAGTATCCGTGGGCAACGGTCACCAAGGACTACGACGATACTGCAGCATTGGTTGCCGCGTGTGATCTGGTCATCAACATGCAGACCAGCATTACTCACCTTGCTGGAGCTTTGGGTATTCCGACATGGACGATTATCCCCAAAACTTCTCAGTGGCGCTACGGCGAGGAATATACCGATCTGCCTTGGTACAAATCCGTGAAGCTGTATCGCCAGAAAGGCGAAGTATGGCCAGTGCAGCAGATCGCTGAGGATCTAAGGTCGCTATGGAAATGATGTCTCCAGCCTATCGGGAACAGCAAGAGCATTTGCACCAAGGTGAGAGCTACGGCGTGGCCGGGCAAATGTACGGCCCTCTAGTCTCTCAGATCGTCAATAAGCTGCAGATCACACATCTTCTTGACTACGGCTGTGGCCGCAAGATGAGCTTGCTGAAGACCCTGAAAGCTCAGGGACCCCTGAAGTATCAGGGCTATGATCCTGGCGCTGGATTAGAGGAGTTGGCCACTGCGCCGATTCCAGCGCAGATGGTGTGCTGCATTGATGTGCTGGAACACATCGAGCCGCAGTATCTGGACAACGTGCTGAACCATCTTCGTGACCTTACTGAAGTGGTGACGTTCCTGACGATCCATACCGGTCCTGCCATGAAGGTGTTGCCTGACGGCAGAAATGCTCATTTGACCCAGGAGCCGATGAGCTGGTGGCTGCCGAAGTTGTGGGATCGATTCGATCTGCAAACGGTACAGCAGGCCCATGAGAATGGGTTCTATATCATTGCTTATGCGAAGCCAAGAGAGCTGGAGGCCAAAGATGGCTCTAAGCTCAGCAATCTGAAGCTCGTCAGCTAGTGCAATCCACCATCCCTATATATATCGGATTCGATCCGAGGGAGGCGGCTGCCTATCACGTTTGCTGCCAGTCGATCATCGAGCGGTCCAGTGTTCCTGTTTCCTCCACCCGCTTCATAGCGGACTGTTGAACGGGTTCAACGGACAGAAGGATGGAACCAACGCGTTTATCTATTCGCGATTCCTTGTTCCATACCTTCAGAACTTCACTGGCTGGGCTATCTTCATGGATGGCGACATGGTGCTAAAGGACGACATCGCGGAGCTTTGGGCGTGCAAGCGGGATGTTTTCAATACCGCCGTGCAGGTGGTGCAGCACGACTACAAAACGGCGCACCCGAAAAAGTACATCGGGACCGCGATGGAGGCGGAAAACAAGGACTACCCGCGTAAGAACTGGAGCTCAGTGATTATCTGGAACTGCGGCCATAAGGCAAACCAGATTCTGACCCCTGAGTTTGTGGCCTCATCTCCTGGTTCCCTGCTGCACCGGTTTGGATGGATCAAGGACGACCAGATCAAGGCGCTTGATCCGAAGTGGAATGCGATATCAGAGGAGCAGGACCTTTCTGATGCGTCGCTGATCCACTACTCGCTAGGAATCCCGGCAATCGACTACTACCAGCAGTGCGATGGAGCCAGGCACTGGCACAACGCATTTCAGAACGCGATGAGAGCAGGCGAATGATATGGCAGTGGTAACCACATACAACACGCTACTTACCGCTGTTGCGGACAACCTTGCGCGTTCTGATTTGACGAGCTGGACACCCAATTTCGTTCAGCAGTGGGAGGAGCGCTTCTACCGCAACAGGGATAATTGGGGTTCATGGATGGAGGCGGCATTGAACGTCACCATCACCGCCTCTGTGGCCGCTGTCCCGAATGACTATCTGGGAC